AGATTTCGCACCTACCGGTCAAAGTACCTATGATATTTTCGTCTACAAAGGTGGCGCATTTTGTCACCATTTTTGGAAGCGTCAAATCTATATGAGAAAGAGAGATTCCAAAGGTAGAATTCTACCAAATCAAGGTCTTGAAAATGATAAAAGAGTGGGTAACAATCCATATGTTCCAAAGAAAGGAGTTGAAGGTGTTGCTCCAATAAATACACCATCCAGAGGTTCAATTAAATACGCCTAAAAAATGCCAATACCACAAGAGATACTTTTAATCAATGAGGATTATATAAAGAAATTTACACCATTGACTGATGCAGTTGATCCCAATCTTATTCGCCCTGCCATCTATTTGGCGCAGGATAAGTATTTGACCAACTTTTTGGGGACTAATTTAACTGTGAAATTAAAGGATGATGTAGCAAATGCAACTTTATCAGGTGACTATGAAACATTGCTCAACGAATATGTGTTGAAGGTGGTGTTGTGGTGGACAATGGTAGAGTTATATCCATCTCTTTTGTACAAACACGATAACGGAAATTTGGTGAGCAGACAAAGTGAAGATACTACACCAGTCACCAAGCTGGAAATGGAATCACTCAAAGAATCTGCAAGACAAAATGCACGTTGGTACACCAAAAGAATGGTAGATTATTTGTGTTACAATAGTGAGTTATTCCCCGAATACACCAACAATACAGATAACAATATCTCACCTGACCGCAACCCATACGGAAAGAGCAATTTTTTAATATCCAATTCGTACAAAGAATGCAGAACCAGAATCAATCTAAGAGACTTTCTACCCCCATCGTATTAAAGCGTAAGGAGTACGAAAAGTTATTGAAACAATACCTTAAAAAGCAGGAGAAAAGATGAAAATTAAATTGTGGTTGTTGGGTATTGCGACTGTATTTCTACCCATCAAAGAATTGATGATTACTATTGGTTTTTTGGTGGCAATGGATATGGTTGTGGGTATATGGAAGGCTTTGAAATTAGGGCAGAAAATAAGGTCAAGAAGGATGAGCGATACAATTACAAAAATGCTATTGTATCAAGTGGCGATTGTGAGTGGATTCTTAATTGAAACCTACATAATCGAACAACTTATCCCCATCACAAAGTTGATAGCCACAGTTGTTGCAATCATTGAATTCAAATCAATTATTGAATCAATTGAATCAGTAACTGGTAAAGATTTGTGGAGTAAAATCAAGACCATTATTGGAAGAAAATCAGAGGACATAACCGATGCGATGACAGATGGAAAAGATAAGTAAGTACGTAAGCTACAAAGAGGTGACGCATAGCAACCAAGCACAAGCTTTGCGCATTGGTAATACTCCAAACGCTGAACAATTGCACAACTTAAAGCTTGTATGCACCAACATTTTTGACAAGGTGCGTGAGCATTTTGGAAAACCAATTGGTATCTCATCAGGCTTCAGAAGTCACGAACTTAATACACGCATAGGCGGTTCAAAAAGTTCGCAGCATATGGAAGGAAAGGCACTTGATATTGATGGAGATATTCACGGTGGCATAAATAACAAAGAGATATTTGATTACATAAGAAAAAATTGTACATTTGATCAACTCATTTGGGAATTTGGAAGTGAGAACGCACCATCTTGGGTTCACGTATCTTACAACAAGGAAGGGAACAGAGGTCAGATATTACGTGCGGTCAAGAGTGGCGGTAGGACTGTTTACCAACCATTCTAAAAATATATGGCAGAAAGTCAAAAGACAAAAATCGCAAGAGAATTGCGTGAACGTTTCCCCAACACACCAACTTTAACGTTGGCGAAGAAACTATTTAAAGAACATTTTGAAACGTTCCTGGGGATTGAAGATGCACGTAGTGTATTGCGTAGAATTGAAGGTAAGCACGGAGAAAGGAATCGAAAGAGTATAACCGACAAATCATTGTACACATCCGAGGAAAGGCCGAAAAATCCATTCAAGTTGCCAAAGTCATATGCGAAAGGCAGGAGGCATATTGATATAAAAGGAAAAAAGATATTAGTCCTATCCGATATTCACATCCCATATCACGATATAGATGCAATATCTGTAGCCATTCAAACTGGCATTGATGAAAATGTTGATACGGTTATCTTGAATGGAGATGCACTTGATTGCCATATGATAAGTGACTTTGTAAAGGATCCCAAGAAAAGAAAATTCAAAGATGAGTTGTATGCGATGAGGACTTTCATTTCTGAATTGAGACAAACTTTCCCCAAATCAGAAATCATTTACAAAGAAGGCAACCACGAAGAGAGGTACTGGAGATATATGAGAGTGAAAGCACCTGAATTATTCGACATTGATGCCTTTGATTTTGCCTCATTGTGCCATCTTGATAAGTACAATATCCAATGGGTTGAAGGAAAGAATAAATTGAACGTAGGTGGATTGTCCATCTTTCACGGCCACGAATTTGGAAAGCAATTTATCCCATCAGTTAACGTGGCACGTGGGTTATTCTTAAAGACCAAAGCAAATGCTATGTGTGGTCATCATCACCAAACTGCTGAACATACCGAAAGAGATGTTAATGGAAAGGTGATAACGTGTTGGGGTGTTGGGTGTTTGAGTGAATTGTCACCGGATTACAATCCTTATTCAAAATACAACCACGGATTTGCAATAATCACAAGAGGCAATGGAAAAGAATTTCACGTTAAGAACTATCGTATTAATCAAGGTCGCATCTATTAGTATCGGCATTGCCATTGGTATTTTAATTTGCAGACCTGCACCAAGTAGGGTACAAAATGTAACCCACTTGGATACTATTACAAAATATCAGCACACAATTGATACGTTAACCATTGAACGCACCAAATTAAAAACGATATATGAAAAGGACATTGATACTATCTATCTTATGGATAGCACTTCCATTGATAGCGCATACACAGAAGCAATTCAAAGACTCATTGAGATGGAAGAAGCTGGATTCTTTAAGCGTTGAACGCAGGTTAGTTGTACTTGGTGTGAGGTCACTTGATTACTACATTGAACTCGATAAGAATAATCGTAGCATAATTCATACATATGCACAACTAAATGAGCATAATGTCCGATTAATTGCACAATTAAATGCGCAAAATGAGGAATTAAGTGAGGCATTAAGTGAGGAATTAAGAGCAAAAAAAAAGTGGCGCAATGCCACTCTTTTCATCGTTAGTGCTAATGTCATTTTTTTGACATCATTCTTTTTAAGTAGATAGCAAAATCAAGAGCCTCTTCGTAGGCGTGTTGCATCCATTCCTTTTCTGAGAGATTCGCCTTGTCTACTGTTGTGCCATATTTAGCCCTTCCCATTTTCTCACGTGAGATAAGGTCAGTGATTACTTCTTTATAGACATCCGATTGGCAGTTGTCGAAATCGTGTGTAATGTTCATTGCTCAATTATTTTTTTTAAGTTAGGTGCAAAATAGTTCTCTCCTTTCATCACCTTTCCATCTTCACGATAGATTGGTTTGTTGAACCTATCCAGTTTGCTCATATTACTTGCGTGAACCTCGTCAAACATCTCCTCTAATTTGCCATCAATTCCAAGGTCAAGTGCATAACCGAAAAGCAAATACATTTGGTCAATTATTGCATCCGCTATCTCAAATAAATCTTCAGCGTTTTTCATTTCATCAAGTTCCTCTTGGATGAGTCGCTCGTGCAACGCACAATCTTGAAAGTTTTTACAACCTGCAATGGGCAGATTAAATCTTTGGCGAAATTCTCGCACTTGTTCTATTTGTTTTTTCATTGTAAAACTCTTTTTAATACCTCAAATTTTGAATTAAATATTTCTTTCGTAAACTTACCTTGCGAATAGTCAAAGAACCAACCTTCGCCATCCTTTGACCATTTTAAGTAGTTGCAAATTCTGCAACACTTGACACGTTTGTGGTCACTTGGCCTTTGATATTTCATCTTGTCTTTTGAAAAGAAAAACAAAGGAAATTTACGATTGCAACTAAAGCATTTCTTTCTCATTCACAACCTCCACTTTTTCCGATTCTTCTTTAGCGTTCTGAATTAATTTGGTCAATTCAGGTAGCATCCAGTATCCATAAGTCGCCATCTCATAAGTAAAGTCATCCAACTGCCGAGTAATATCCGGTAGTATAGCACCATCCACATTCCATAATTCAGTTATTGTCTTGCCGTGTTCACGTTGAATGGACTCATTGAGTCGTTTCATCAGCATCTTTGTCTGATGGTTGTAAAACCATTTGACAGTTTCGCATTCATCTGCTGCGTAAAGTGAAGCCTGCAACCACATTAAGAGGTTCAACACCTTCAACTTTTCGTGGTCATCGTGGGTAATTTTATTTTTCATTTTATTTTTTTAAGTTATAAATATCTGCATTGACTACATTGTCTGTTATATTTTTCAGATTCATCAATGATAGGTTTATAATATCCATTGTCGGTTTCTTCAATTTCTTTACCACAAGATTTGCAATAAATCAGAATACCATTATAAATGTTATATGTATTCATAACTCATCTTGGATTTGTTTACTGATTAATTCCAGCGCATACTTTGCACCTGCGACAAATGCGAAATAAGCTTCTCCGCTCATATTGTCATCGTTACCAAATGAGGCATAACTTTCAGCCTTCATTTCAATTAGTTTGTTTAGTTCCATATTGTGTTTTTTTAGTTGGTTACAAATATAAATAAATTTCTATGCAAAAGCATACTTGCCAAAATTCTTTTTTAATTCGTAGAACGCACGCATCATTATAGCATCTGCAAAGTCAGGAGAAAGTCCGTGCCTCTTTTTCAAGTCCTCTTTATTTGTCACTCGGAGTTTGCCATCACTATCAATTTTCTCCCTGCGTATCATTTCAAGTTCCTTCACAATAGTATCTTTGTGCGTTCCTTCAAATGTGATAGCATTACTGGATATCAATTCGCCCAATTTAAAATAGCAGTCAGATTTCAAATTCATATAATTGTCACGCACCGCCTTTGATCCGTTCAAGAATCCTTTGCACCTGATAAAGTCAACCACTCCACCGCCAATGCCATCCTCATCTACCAGTACGTTAGATAATCTTACGGAGTGATTTTTGATTAGCTCATTGATGGTATCCACAACCTCATTGATGGGTTTATGTTTTAGCACCACGAACTTTTCAGCGTGTAAGTTATTCCACACAACTATCACTGTCCTATCATCTCCCATCCGTGCGATGTCAGCAGTGATGAATTTATCTCCCAAATTAGTTGAAGGTCTAAAGCATCTTAGCAAGTCGTCATATTCATAAAGGCGGTCTTTCGTTTCATCATAGTCCCAATCCCCCTCAAGTAATCTTTTCCGGTCAATATCGGGGAGCATCTGCAATGATTCGATGTACACTGGCGATATGTGTGGGTTGTCGGTAGGTAGTGCCTGAATAAAACGCCTATCTTTTCTTATTGAGTTATTGCGCTGCGCATCAAAGAATTCTCTATATAACCATCCCTTATGTGGGTTGCAGGTGAGCAGTCCTTTGGGGTTGTCATTGATTAGCTTAAAACGCACACGTGAATTCAAGATGTTCACGCATTTTTCGCTGACTTCACTCGCCTCATCTACAAAGTAGTCTGTGATTTCAAGCGAACCAAACCGACCAAAGTCAGGATCCGATGGCATATCCGCTAAGTCCATCAAGATAATCTGTGAACCATTGTACCAATTGATAACGTGGTCTTGACCATTGTACGTGAAATGTTTTCCTGCGATTAGATTATACTTAGTGCATAATTCAAAGAATGTGGCCATAGTTGACAATCTTAACTTTTTTAATTCAGCACGGCCAATGAGTCCACGTGTACCTGGATACTTTAATCTCCTTTTGATTTGCCAATCGCATCCAAGAAATGACTTTCCAGAACCTGCACTTCCGCCATATAACAATTGCCTACATTCGTTGTCTATTGCAAGATAAGAAAGCGCCTCTTTTTGCTTATCGTGGAATTCAATCATAGTGCAACTGATTAATTACCTTGAAAATTTCATAAGCTACCTGCGGAACTATTGCGTTACCATAACCCTTTATTGATTCTGCTCTCCAATTTGAAAAGGTAATTCCGTCCAATTCGGTGGGAAGCCCATCATCTCCGCCACAAATCGGGGATTGAGTTGGGAATCTTTCGAATGATAATTCTTCTCTCCTTCTTCCATTTGACAATAAATTGATTTCATTGCTATTCGCCTTGTTGGGAAATTGTCCAACGATGTTGGTGGATATGCACCTTTTGAGTCGCTCACTGTTGGTGTTGATAACAAACCCTTGTCCAACATTCTTGTCAGTGTCATTGAGTGCATGGATCCATCCTTTGTCTGACTTGACTTCATGTTGACTGTTGCGTTCGTACTGTCGAATACTGTCGGTGTTGGTAGCAATGAACCAAACTCTATCTCTTCGGTGTGGCGCACCAACGGCACAAGCTGGCAATAGTATCGGTTGTACTTCGTACCCACAACTTTCCAGGTCAGCGCACACTTCTTCGAAGACCACTCCCCCGTTCCAATTAGTAAGTCCACGAACGTTTTCGCCCACAACGTAGGTTGGTTCAATCTCTTGAATTGCTCGGAGCATATGCGGCCAGAGATGTCGCTCGTCCTCTTTCCCAAGTCGCTTTCCTGCGGATGAGTATGGTTGGCAGGGGAATCCACCTGTAATGATGTCAATGTTTCCTCGGTGAATAGTGAAATCTGTCTTTGTGATGTCTTCATAACTAATTGATTTTGGAAAATAATAATTTAATACTTGGCGAGGAAAAGGCATCCATTCGCAATGGAAAATGTTATCCCACCTCATCCATTCTGCAGCCAAATCAAAGCCACCTATTCCGCTGAATAATGATCCGTGCCTCATAACCCATCCTTTATTTTTTGTTGTAAAATATGACTATCCATTATATCAGCGTAAATGAGCCTTGATAATTCACATTGATAATCATCTTTAAATCTTTGGCGAGTAATTTTATCCAATCTTTTGGCCTTATATGCACTCATAGACTGTGCATCAAGAGTCTTTTTATAGGCCATAAATTGCCATTTCTTCCAATCGTCATCGCTCCACATATCGTCTCTAATTATCTTTTTGTCATAGAAGGTGCGGACTTTCATTGGTGCTAACATCAGGACAAAATCTCTTTTGTTTTCGCGCCATAGTCGGATGTCCTCATTGAAGGTATCAGTCCAATCAACTGGTTGATCTGTTGTGTTAGATGGCAATTCAATTTTAGCTTTCTTTTTATCAAGTGCTAAATTCGTTTTCATCTTGAAATCATTGTATGCCTTCAGGACATCTGATAAGAACGCTACCGACATCATCCCAAAGCACTCCACACGTGTCCATTCACTACCGACTGCATTCAATTGAAAGGCCAATG